ATGAGCCGCCCGGAGTTCGAGTCCTGGGCGGAGTTCTACGACCTGTACCCGTTTGACGACATGCACATTCACTACCGGCCTGCCGCCTTGATCGCCCAGAGCATGAGGGGCGGTGAGCTAAAGCCGTTGCTGGAATGGATGCAGCCGCCCGCCAATGATGGCGAGTATTCCGACGCTGACCTGACGACATTGGCCGCTTTCGGCTTCAAAACTGAGAAATAAACAATGGCAACTGCCGGTAGCATCGTCATCGATCTGCTGCTCAAGTCGGGTTCGTTCGAAACCGATACGAAGCGGGCGGCAAAGAATCTTGACGACCTTAACAAGCAGGCCAAGATCGTTGGCGCAGCTATCGGTGGTGCGTTTGTTGCCGGCACGGCTGCGCTTGCTTACTTCGTCAAGCAGTCCATAGACACGATGGACGAGATGAGCAAGCTGGCGCAGTCGACGGGCACGACGGTAGAGGCTATATCGTCCCTGGCCTACGCTGCGGACCTATCTGGCGTGAGCAACCAGGATCTTGGCTCCGCACTGTCGAAGCTCACCAAGAACATGAGCGATGCGGCCAAGGGCACCGGGGAAGCCCAAGCTGGTTTCAAGGCCCTAGGCATCAGCGTCACGGATGCGAACGGCAACCTGAAGTCCAGCGATGCCGTTCTCTCTGAGATCGCGGACAAGTTCGCGGGATACAAGGACGGAGCGGAAAAGACGGCGCTGGCCGTCAATTTATTCGGGCGTGCGGGCGCCCAATTGATCCCGTTATTGAACTCCGGGGCTGACGGCCTTGCCGAGATGGAGGCCGAAGCCAAGCGCCTCGGGATTGCGTTCGATAAAGACGCAGCGGAAGCAGCGGAGAAGTTTAACGACAGCTTGACTCGACTTAATGCTGTGAAGAAGGGGTTCATAGACCAAGTCACAGCCGCAGCGTTGCCGGCCATGAACGCCTTCACGCAAGCACTGATCGATGCCACGACGAAATCCGATGGTCTTGGCGAATCGACCGGAAAACTTGTACATAACAGCGGCCTGACCGATTGGGTCAACGATGTGGCTGTCGGGTTGGCGCGTATCGCTGATGTTGCCGTTTTCGTGGCTAAGTCGATTGATACGGTGGCAAGTTCATTTGCGGCTGTCACGGCTGACGTGAAACTAGCGCTCGCGGCGTCCGCAAAAGACAATTCCGGCATCACGGAATTCCTCGACCCGGATGCTGCGAAGAAACAAACCGACGAATATGCGGCTGTCCTGGCGGATCGAAACAAGACGGTTGAAGACGCCAACAAGAAACTTGCCGACCTGTGGAATTATCAGGGGAATAGGTTTGAGCAGGCCGTTCTGAAAGGGATCAATAGCCCGGCCGATGCGGGAACAATGCCCACGATAAAGACAACTGCGCCGGCCATTGTTGATCCTCAGGCCGGGGCGAGAAAGGCGCAGATCGATGACGGGCAGAAACTGATCGACCAACTTCAAAAGCAGATCGACCTGACCGGGGACCTGACCGAACGCCAGAAACTGCAAATCCAGATTCAGCAGGGCTATGTCACGTTCAATACGCAGAGCCAGGCACTGGCCCTCGCGGATACGCTGGATTTCATCAAACAGCAGAACGACGCCTACGAGCAGACACAAAAGACCCTGAAGGACTTGGCAAAGGTCAATCAAGATACGACCGATGACATGGGGCAGTTCGCCGTTCAGGCCGCTCGCAATATCCAGAGCAGCCTCGGCGATGGCCTGTATGACATTCTCTCCGGCAACTTTGACAACATCGGGCAGTCCTTCGCCAACACGATTCTGCGAATGGTGGCTGATGCCGAGTCGGCGCAGCTCGCCAAGGCCCTGTTCGGTGACTACGACAAGTCCGGCCAGATCGGCGGTTTGATCGGCGGTGCAGTGGCAAGCATTTTCGGTGCCGGGATCAGTTCCAGCCAATCGGGAACTCTGGCCGGTATCACCAACGTTGGCCCTGCGACGGGAGACGTTAGCGGTCTCTCGTACACATCTCGTCCGTTCGCTGATGGCGGCTACACCGGCCCAGGCGGTCGCAACGACGTCGCTGGCGTCGTCCATGCCGGCGAGTATGTCATCAATGCCCAATCCACGCGCAAGCTCGGCATGGGCTTCCTGGGCCGACTGAATGGCTATGCCGATGGAGGCTATGTCGGCAACCCGCCATCATCTTCTGGTGGGCCTAACGTACAGGTCAACGTGACGAATGAAAGCGGCAGCCCCGTCGCCGCCAGCCAAAGCACGGCTAGATTCGACGGAGAGAAGATGGTTATCGATATCCTGCTGAAAGACAAGCGCAAGAACGGGCCTGTCTCGCGGGCCTTCGCAGGGGCTAGATAATGGCGGTTCCAGATTTTCCAGGCTACGCTTGCATTCAGTTGGATGGATACGGCGAATCCTCAGACTACGGAGTGATCCGATCCGACATGGATGGGTTGGCAAAACAACGGCCCCGCTGGTCGAAGCCCATCGTTACGCGAGCCGTGAAAATCCTGGTCGGGGATAAGTCGAACAAGGTGTCGTTCGATACCTTTGTCCGGGATGACCTCGCAGGCGGTTCGGGCTGGTTCAATTTCACCGATCCGGTCGATGGCGTGACGAAACAAGGTCGGCTTGTTTCCGGGAAAGTTGATTGGGCGACGCCTGGCCGGGTCTGGTTCTTCACAGCTCAAATCGAGACGTTGGGATGAGCCGAACTTTCACACCCAATGCCACGCGGAAGCTGCTGGCCACCAGCGCCGACGAGGGGCTGCTTGTCCTGCTGGAGATCACCCACTCAGACCTGCCAGTGCCGATCCGGGTTGCTCGGGACACGCAGGACATAACGGCGCAGGGCAACGTTTATACAGCGTGTCCATTTGAATTAACGTTGCCTGATGATATCGAAGGGCAAATCCCTCAGGCTGCGGTCCAGGTGGACAACATCGGGCGAGACCTGACGGAGTGGTTAGAAGTATCCCGCGGCGGCCAGGGGGCTAAGCTCCGAATGATCATGCTTTATCGAGAGTTCCCCGACATTTTTGAATTTGATATGACGATGGACCTGACGGGATTGGTGATTGATAACCAAAAGGTTTCGGGGAATCTCGGGTTCGTGAACACGTTGGCACAGGTCGCAGTGACGAAGACCTTCACGCCACAGACGGCCCCCGGCCTGTACTAAGTTCGCCCTTAAATACCCTGAACGTGGCAAATTAATCGGGTACATGCTAAACAATCCTTCTTTATCGGAGGGAATATGTCCAGGCTAATTCTGGTTCTAGTACTTTTCTTGGCGGGCTGTGCTAGCGTGCCAGATCCCGCGACTGCCCCCAAGGTTGCTGCGGCTGATGTAATAGACAAGTCGGCATCTGCTCCGCACCAAGGCGCCGGAGAAGTCACGGTCAAGCGAGATAGTTGGCCGATGCACGTATACCGGTTGCCGGTCTATGCAGATGGCAAGCGCATCGCCACGATTGGAAATGGCGAAGTTCTGACCGTCTATTTGCCGAAAGGCCGGCGCATTATTGGGGTAGGGAAAGCCAACCAAGACAGGCCCGACGCCGAAGTGGGTGTTGATGTGTCGGAAGGAACGCAAACATTCGTCCACCTAACGCTCTCGGCGTGGGGATGGGGCGGATGGGATATATCGCAATCCAGTTATTAGGGACTTCGACTCAATCTGAGCCGCCTTCGGGCGGCTTTTTTAATGCCTGGAACAAATGCACTGGTCTGACAAGTACGTTGGCTTGCCGTACATCGCGCAGTCTGGCGACTGTGCTGCGCTAGCTGCCAAGGTGGCGAAAGAAGTCATGGGGAAGGACTGTGCGTTGCCCACAGCGCACTCAGCGACGTTGCGCGAGCAGGCGAAGCAGATCCTCGACTACAGGGACTCGTTGGCGGTTCGCGCTGTCTCCCCGGTGGATGGTCAGCCGGCGCTATTCATTGGTCGCGGAAGGACATGCCATATCGGCGTGGTGTGTCTGATTCAGTCGGATGTTTGGATCTTGCATGCGGACCAAGGCGCAGGGTTTGTTGTCCGGGAGCGCCTGCAAAAAATGACTCAGCCTCACCGTTTCTCTCTAGAAGGCTTCTACAAATGGCTGTAAGCGAACTGCCG